CAAGGGATCTTCAATCCCCCGCTATGACCGCATCAGCTACAGCAGCATTATTGGTCCACGATACTCGCAAACGTGGAATTTTGTCTTTCAGCGAGTTGCCCTACGCAAATTCTTCGGAGATGCTGGAAGGGCTTCAGACAATGTAATACAGGATAAGTTTGGTCGCTTTGTTTAATGCCAGGACAGCCGACTGACTTTCAATTATAGTTTGGTTGCTGTACTTATCCTAAAACTGGTTGCGGCCGAATGAATCGAACACTCTCCCATCTCAGGTTATGAGCCTGGAGTCTCCCTTGAGAAGCCGCATTTGAAACTGGTACCCCATGTGGGAATTGAACCCTACATCGCCAGGTTGAAAACCTGGCGTCCTGACCATTAGACGAATGAGGTATAAAAGATTGATTGGTAAGGTTTATCGGCGCCCCTATTTACGCTTGACGAACGTGCAAGTCGCTCAATCAAAACTGGTGGGTGCAGTAAGAGTCGAACTTACAGTGTTTACCAACGAGGGAGTGGATTTACAGTCCGCCGGTGCACACGCCATAGCACCAATACACCCATATAACTTTTGAAATCATTTAGTGGAGACTTCGGGATAACTAGTATTTTCCCACTGTGATCAGCAGTACAATTGATGTTGACGAGTTAGGATTTGAACCTAGTTTCCATCTTTTTAACGATGGTGTTCTGCCGTTGAACTATTGCCGTCGTCACTTGTTTGTCTCCACTAAATGATCTCTCATTTAGTCTGATTTTGTTTACTTCAAAAACAACGCCGACCTAGCAGACATTTTCTTAGTTATGGACCAGATTACCATATTTGGCTCCGGGAGCAGGTACCGACCCTGCCTTAAACGGATTAACAGCCCGCCGCTTCACACCATGTCAGCCATCCCGGATTTTCTTCTTTTCACCCCATTCTGGGGGTTAAAATTATCAACGTATTTTATACACATTTGAACAAAGTTTTCTTGGGTGTACTTGTAACCAGTTTGATTCACAAATTCATTGAATCCAACTTCGTCAGCAATAGATGACAAATAAAATGCTCTCTAGCTGTTATCGCCACTAAATTTTCTTTATCATTCGATCCACCAAATGTCCTAGGTATAATGCGGTGAACTTCAACATAACCATTCGGAATATCGTGCTTTCGTTTTTCTATTATTTGATCGTAAATTTTCTTGTAATTCATATTAATCCGCACATATAAAGTATATACTCTATATATGCAAATTAACAGTTTGTTTGGTACCCTCGGTCGGATTCGAACCGACACTTGGGGATTTTAAGTCCCCTACCGATTGGGCTACAGGGGCATTCTGAGATTTCTCATTTTGAATCATTCGACGCCACGTTCTATATGCCGTCAGTCAGCCAAATGATTCAAAATGAGGGCTGATGAAAACAATACATGAGTTTATTAAGCCTAGCGTAAATTTTCATCAACCACTCTACCTGTCATTTATACTCATGTGTTCTCGCCACACTTTCATCCGAACAGCCGCCCTTTTATCTTTTTCCAGTGCTTATAGCCCGCGTTACTTTCGCACCTTACTCGGAATTGCCTCCGTAATCTTCTTCACTGCGTACCGAGTCTCACAGTTGAGAAACTTCTTGTCGGGCACTTGTCAAGTATAGCCCTGTATTAGTTGCCGCATTCTCTGTTCGTTCTCACTTTCGTTTTCAGTTCAATCATCTTACATGAGTCATCATTTATTGTCAACTCTTTCAAAACTTGTTCTTCTCAGAAGAGACTCGAACCCATATTTCACTGGCGATTCCGACAATCTAGTTTTCACTAGGTCGGCCCTTGCGTACTAGCCATTGTACTACTACGAGAAGACCAAGATTTCAAAGAACTGTTTGCTGCACTGTTCAATCATCTTACACAACTTCGCATTTCTTGTCAATTCTTTTAGTGGAGACTTGGCAGAACTTGATGAACAGTCACTTCTGCACAGTACGTCTACTGCCTTTTGATATTCGAACGTTTGCCCATTTTCGGTCTTACCGACCCTTCGTCGCGCACCCGGCTACTAACACTACTTGCTTGTCTCCACTAAAAGAACTGGTTGCTGCTTTGTTTTACATCATGTGAACCATTGTACAGATCGAACTAATTTATGTCAACAAAAAACCCAAGAATTTTGTTCTTGGGTTCTAAGTGTGTGAAACTAAACAACTTTTTGATCTTAGAACCCTACATCTTCCAACCTTCTGACTGCCCGTTAATCGATGTATTTGGTGTATCATAACTAAAGTTTACGGGCAGGCGTGAGCCGGTATGCATTGTTGCACAGGCTTTCGCTAAATTTCTGACCGTTTTGAGCATGTTAGTTCCTTGTTTCATATCTTTTATATATACATCCTTTCACGAAAAGTATCATGTTTTCGTGAAAATTTTTCAACTATTTTCACTTTGTTGTTCTTCTGCAACAACTTCGACTGGTTCTACTGGTTCTACTGGCGTATCATGTATATATGGCTCCGGTAGATCGACCATTACGTTGAATGATTGCGTCTTATGTCCAGTCTCTGGTCTAACGATGCCATCCTCAACCAGCGAGATTGCAGTATTTCTTGGCATATCTCCGTTGATCGTAGAAGAACCGACCGCTTGATAATTGCCGTGTTCGTCAACTGAAATATAAATTGTTACTTTAATTTGACTCATCTTTTATTCCTTATAAATGGTGTTAGTCGCGGTGCACCAACACCCACTAACTCTAACATCGGGAAGGATGCCAGCATGAATACTTGAACTTTTACTTGTGTCATCCCTTCACCTGCTTCAAAAATTCCACCATAAATTTTGCTTGATTGATTGCGTCATCAAGTGCGTTGTGTGCTGTTCCGGCAGTTCTATCGATCTTTTGCCCTGTTAGATCAGTAATAGTCCTGACACATAATCCGTGATAGTATTTCCAAGGAATATTTCTGTTAGTTGCATCCAAAGAGTAAGAAAGAATGGGCAAATCGAAAGATGCGCCGTTAGACCATGTCTTCATACTCTTTGATCCATACCATTCCAAGAATAAGTCAAGTGCATATGTTAAGGGTCTTTGGTCAACTTGAAGTTGGGCGATTGCTTCTTTACTTTGCTCCGACCACCATTTCAACGTAGATTTAGATACGTGTGTTCCATATTCTTTTGATGAATGAGGATCAATATTCACGTAAAATCCGTCCGTGTCAATTCCATTTTCATCAAATCGACAAGCACCTATACTTAGAATTGACGCATTAGGTCTTGTCGATAATGTTTCTAAGTCAATCATTACATGTTTCATAGTTTATTCCACGTAGAAGTTGTGTGGTTCTTTAGAGATATTATTTCCGTCGAAGTTAGTTTATGTACCCGTTGAATAGCTTTATTATTAACATGTATAGCAAACATACGTTTAGTCTTATTACCATAACTTTTAACATATCTACTATCGACGGCGAAGTTCTCATTAACGTGCCATATATAATTCGCCCAATCTTGTGAAACGCTATCTCCACTGTTATATCCAACAATAAACAATCTACCGGCATTTCTCATTTTTAGTTCCTGAGATTCGTCAAATGAAAATAGTTTTTGATTATACCATGGTGTCTGTGTTTTAACTTCGTCTTTTAGCCCATCGGCAGTCATGTCTTTTTCCCCCATATCAAAAATATCATCACTCATTTCTACGCGATATTCTAGACTTGTCAAAAAACATATTGACTATGTTCTCACCGATGTTACCTAGAGTTTTTGCAGTCATAATCACACGTTAAAGAATTTACCTTCTGCCATTTCTTGAAGAACTACAGAGGTCTTGTTTTTATATTCTGACTTGACAAGAGGCTTGTCATAATTTAGATGTTTGATATGGCTGGCTTTGCCGTTGACGCCGAGCATTCGAGACCGTTGCGCGGCGTATAGAATTGCTTCATAATCATTCCATCCATTCAATTCGCGGGCATTAGAAAATGCCTTTTCACGATGAAGATGTGCATCACTTTCATAAATTATTACTTTTTTCATAATAAAATACCTTTCAAGATAAAGAAATAATTGCGTCACCTAAACCTAATTCAACTGCTTCATTTGAGGAATAGTACATGTCCTGTGGAGGCATGAAATATTTAAGTACCTTTTTCTCTGTTGTATTTGTCGCCTTTTTATAGTAAGCAATAAGGCGTTTATGTGTAAGATCATATTCCTTAACTTGCGCCATTAATTCATGGTGCTTACCCTCTGCGCTCCAAGAATATTGGTGACTCATGACAGTAACGTTCTCCGTCATAAATCGCATTTTCTTGTGACCTGCTAAGAATATCAGAAGACTTGCACTCGCCAATAGACCAACGGCGACAGTTCTTACTGGAATATGACTTCCTTGAAGCATTGCGATTATTTGCCAAGCGGCATGAAGATCACCACCACCGGAGTTTATGAAAAGAGTCAATGACTCTGGTCGACGTTCTTCCTCATTATCTTCTGCGCAATTACAAGAAAGTATCCATTCAGAAACATTCTGTGCAGTTTGCTGTTCGATTTCTCCATTCAAAAGAAAAGTAGAAGTGCCTGTTGCTTGTATATAATCTTTTCCAAAACAAATTTCATCGATTTCTGTAAGCATTCTCACCTTTCATTAGTCAACATAACTATGTTATCATGTTTACGGTTTTAAGTCAAATTTAGTTATTGTATAGGTAGTCGGTCCATAATATTCTCGACGTATCAGAATATTTCTTCAACCCCTTGGTATTTCTCCAATGAACAAACGGATGCCAGTTCCAAACAAATTCCATCGTCGCCGTTATATTATCACTGTCTGTTGGATTAACTTTACTGAATATACTCGACCATTGAACTTCATCAGAAACAACGACGGGAATTCCACATATAACCATATCAGCCGTAACGATATTGAATGTTTCTGTAAATGAAACCTGCATACCAATATCGAGAGTTTTGATCAGCGCAAGAAATTCTTCATGAGGCATCCAATCATGTTGGATTAATTCATGTTCGGGATGATGTGAAAACAAATCAACAATATTTTTGAGAATTGGGTTACCACCATAATCAACGCGATTACCGTTTATATGGAACTTCAATTTAAGTCTGTGTTTATCAGCGAATTTTATTGCGGATATTGCTTGAATCAGTTGATTCTTTAGTTGACGAATTGCACCAAAACACGCAATATGAATTTCACCCGGTGTGCCCAACTTAGTCTTCGCTGGCATGACATTATCGACAGAATAGAAGTTTGGAAGATAAATAACTTTCTTCTTCAACTCATGCCCATGAACACTAGCCACTAGATGTTTGATTTCATTATATATTCTAGGTGCGTTTGGTGCCAGATATACATTCTTTTGCGTGATATACTTCATTGCCCAATCCATCGAGATGCCTTCGGTACTCAAGAATGGAGTTTCTGAATGAATTCTGATAATCCATTTTACACCAGGATGCAACTTTTTAAGAATTTTAAACTTCTCAGGAACAACCCAGAATGCTTCGATAAACACATGAGTAGGCTTATATAACGTAACTTCACGATCAATTCCGTTGTTATCTTGTACCGTGATGCATTTTGAATCGATGCCGGGTTGATCGTTCAACATTTCAGAAACAAGACGAGCGGAATTGAACAAACCCGAAAACTGTCTAAAGTAACCATGATATTGCTGAGATTCAATCTCAGACTGTTTTGTGATAAAAAGAGTACGTATTTGAGCGTTATTCATTTTACAGGACACCACGGGGTTTTCTTAGCACCAAAATAAGGATGGGCTAAACCTTCACTTATAAGAGTCTGCCCAACATCAGTTCCACTTAGAGTAAGAACCTTTCCATCAATTCTACCACCATACTTATCCCACTTCATATCTTTTACTTGCATGACTTTATCTGTTCCAAATATTGATATTAGCCGGCTTCTTGCTTTTATCGCAAGTTGATGTTCATCCTCACATGCGTAACCGTGAAGTTCGGGTGTGTCAATGCCGTATAGTCGAATACCAACCTTATTCAACGGTGTAGGAATACTTGGAAGGGATGTTTCAATCGTATCACCATCATGAATGTTGTTGATTGGAAGAATCATATCGGCAGCACTAGCCACCGACGACCATAACAAACAACTAAGAAATAAATAATTTAGCTTCATCTTGTCTCCGCGCAGTAAGTCCGGCAATAACCTTTCGCCCTGCTCTGTTCCATTTTGAGAATTCCAAGGATGCTCCCTCAAAATCCTCCGAGTTTATCTTCTTCAGAAGTGTTGATCTCTTGAAGTTTGCACAACCTAAGTTGTATATGAATGAGTATATAGCGTCAATTTCTGGTTGTGTTAGAGCCACTTTAACTGTCTCAGTGATGCATGGAGTAACCTTATTATTGATATGATGTTCAAGCCACTCTTCAGCCTCTTCCTTTGTGCATGTCATTCCAAGAGTCACCCTAGTTCCATTAGGAAGACGTATCGTACCGTAGCCGATTGTTGGAATTCCGACAGAATCTAAGTAAGCCTCTGCGCTAAATCCTTCCCATTTCTTTATTAATGCTAGTCCTGTATCTCCAATATTCATCAGTCTAATCCTAGTACGTCTACAGCCATAACCATCTGTTTTACAAATTCCGATCTTACAATGTCCGAATATGTGAAGTTGACAACATCAAAATAATCGGGCATCTTATCAGATACTTTTAGCAACCAATCATGCCCGGACTTTTCACGCTTCCGATTCAAGTCTCCTTGAAATGTGTCGCCACAAAATATAATCGTTGAATTTTCACCAAGTCTTGACGAAACAGCAAACAATTCCCCGGAATCTGCATTTTGAAACTCATCAAAAATAATGACACAATTCTTTAGAGTGATACCACGAATATATGTTGTCGTAAGAAACTTGATCAAATCTTTCTTGAACAAAATGTCCCAGGCAGTACCGTTCTCACAAATATCATTTACAATTTCCTTGAAGGGAATCGTATAAACTGCTTCTTTTTCGTCTTGCGTGCCGGGCAAGTGCCCCTGTGATCTAATATTGACTGCACTTCTGACAAATACCACCTTATCGATTTCTTTGTTGAACAACTTTTCGAGTGCAAGATAAGTTGCTCCATAAGTCTTTCCGCTGCCTGCTGCTCCATCGGCGATTACGTTATAACCTTCCTTGACAGAAAAGAAAAGTTGTCGTTGTGCTTCGGTAAGAGGTTCGACATGCTTCAACGCCAAATTATCGAAACTGGAACTTTTCTTTGCAGCGGGAACTTTCTTTTTGCGACGATCACGCAGTTTGTCGATTGTGTGTGCTTCATCATCGGTAGAATACAAGGTTTCTCCTAGTTTATATCAAGTGTGCTGCCGGCATTTCTGCTCTTTATGTGACGGAGCAAGTCTCTAAAAGATTCTGGCGCTTTGATTCTTCCAAGACGCACTGGATCAGCAATTGGTGGAGTGCCTAAAACTGACACTATATTTCCGGATTCCTCACATGATGGGCATGCTTGGGATACAGGCATATGACGATTACTGACGCTCAAAAATTCTTCAAAAACATGCCCACATTTTGTGCATTGAAACTCATACAAGGGCATTTTATTTAGTCTCTGTTTTGTGGCAATAATCCGGGAAAACAGATGCGACTAGATCATACGTGATCGTTGGATACATTTCTTCAAGTGCTTTGTCCTTGGCGAAACAAAGGACGTCGGCCTCGCCAGGTGGCACACCTTCAAGAATCTGAATGAAGATTGCCTCACGTTGCAGCTTTGCGATATGTTCAGATCGACCAACGAGAATTGCACCAACACGTCGAATTTCTCTACCTAGTGTCGTCTTGAAAAAGTCTGGATTGATAGATTCATCACGCTTATATGGAGGCATTCCATCTGGCACGTTTACCTTGATTTGATCATGAAAATTCAAACTCAACAGAAGATTCCATGGAGTCATTGCTCCGTACTTCTTCAATAACTGAACCTTTGTGTCACCTTCGGCATCGTCAATCTTTTTCAAGATTTCATTAGCATATTCAATTGCCATATATTTTCCCTCAAAATTTACCTGCATCTTCCAGCAGAAGTTTCATTCGATTTTTTACAAGATAGTTGTACACCTTCGTCTTGTTTCCTTTGATCTTATATGATGTATATTCATCAATGATCTTCTGATATATATCATCGGGAATACAATCAAAATCAATAAGAGTCTTATTTCGCTGAAAGTTTCGACGTTCCATGTCGTTCTTACATGCATCGATCCCTTTTTCAAAAAATTCCTCGAGTCTTGCTTTTTTGAACGGAGTTTGACGCAGATCATCACGCATGAAAACGTCATCGGGCGAACAGATATTCGGAATGCCGTCATCACCTGCTGTACAGATATGAATGATCTTATATTCCTTGATCGACATTTTTGGTGTCACAAATTTCTTGAGAATCGGAGACCATTGACGAACGTTCTGATACTCTTGCAACTGTACAAAGTCCCCATCGGCACTTACGATCAAAACATCTTGTGGGGAATCATGAAAAAGCCCAGTTTGTTCAAGTTCGTTTGTTTGCAGATACTTGACGATACACGCGACAACATCATCCGCCTCCGCACATTGAACTTCAATCATTTTGTACCGAAAATTCTCACGCAGGTCGTCTTTCACTTCATTGATTACTTCATACACAAAATCCCAGTCGATATGAGACTTTTCCCGCATCTTCTTACGATTGCCCTTGTAGTTTGGGAAAACGTCTTTGCGCCAATAGTGCTTCGAATCAACAGCTAGAACCAATTCACCATATGTTTCCGTGTACTTTTTTGAATATGTTAACAAAGAAGTAAGAACCATATGCTTTATCAGACTCTTGGCATTGGGATTGTCCCTTCTGGCATCTTTTCCTAAGTTTGCTAGGATGCCAGAAATAACGATTTGTGAAAAATCCAAAAGGATCATTTTAGAAACGCTTCTTATATTCGACTAAGGCATCGTCGGCAGTCTTGGCAGCCGCGGCGACTACAGCAGGACCAGTAGTGTTGTACGTTGATAAGATAGCCGCATAGAAACTTGCCCAGATTTCACCAAGAGACTCACGTACCTTTGATGCACTAACAACATGGTTTTCATTCTTTTTTGACGCAGAAGAAATCAATAGATTTCCATTTTCGTCACGCTTACCGAAGTTGGGGTTGCCCTTACGTTTTGCGGGAGTAGTATTTTCAGTCATATAATTCCTTTACTTGATGTTGATCATGCCCTTGAAGTCATAAGGCATAATGATGGTGTTTACTTTACCCTCAAGAACAGCTTCGGAGATGTTCATCGTAGCCTTCGCATTCATATAATCAATGTTTGCGTGATTCTGTGCAAGTTCAGTAAGACGTTTCGCTTCGAGTGCGGCAAGCTGCACTTCGTAGTCCTTAGCTTTTAGTTCGTTCTGTATTTAATGCAGGCTCTTGTAGTTCCTTTGAAATTTGCATATTCTTGATGAAGATTTGATGTACCTTTACAGTACCGTCTAGACCTTCTTCCTTTAAAATGCCATTGACACGTGAAACGAGAACATAAAGAACATCCATCCATTAAAACTGTTTATCGTAATTCATTAGAACACCTTCAAAATAATAGATTGTTGATTTAGTCGACCAGTTGCCTTTGACATAACACTCCTTACACCATTAAATGCTTTTGACCATGGGCGACTTGTTGCATTTGTCAACTCTGGAAAATATGCTTCTGGTTTTCGAATTGTCTTTGCCCCACTCTTTTCAGGATCGAAGTTTTGCAATGTGGTACCTTTGACTGTGATCTTCATACCGTCTTGAGCAACATATTTGAACAATTTACGATATTGTGTATTGAAAATCCAAACGATTCCTGCGCCGATAAGGTTGTCGGGAGTAATTGACCGAAGTTTCAACGTGGCCTCTTCTTTCTGATACTGAATCTTGGCCACAAGTTCACTCTTGGGCTTTTCATTACTCTTTCTCGGTTTACGAGTAGTCTTGACTGCCAATGCTGTGTTATTCAACGAATTTACAAGATTTTGCATCCAATCCTGCATTCTCTTGATGCCACGAACACCTAGCCAAGCATAGGCTTCCGACGTTTGATATTCTCCGTCGGCGCCGGCGAGTTTCATTTCCTTGTTCAGACCAGTGTAGAAACCGAGTATTATTTTCACAACGGGAGCAGAAGCACCCGACTTTACCAAAAAGTCGCGCACTTCGAAAGTGTACTTTCCCTTGAGAGTAAAGGCCTGCTCGATATGCCCATCAATCTCAGCGCCAAGTTTTTTTGCCAAAATCAGGTTTTTGTCTTTAGGAACTACGGCGACAGGTGAGACTACCTTGACCTCACGTTTTTCGTCCTCGATGCTCTTGGACACTCTATCCATGAGGGTTTGATAAACATCTTCGAGGTATTTTTCGTGATGCTGCTCTAGCGGCACGTTGTTGTCAAGTAGATATGCGAGCGGGCCAGCTTGAGCGAACCAACCATCGGCCAATCGTGCTAGACCTTTGACGTTCTTACCAGACTTGTTCCAATACGAAATCGAAATTGCTTGCTTATCCTTGTTCTCGACCTCGGCGGCAAAATATGATAACACTTTGATCATAGACAGTTGATAGTCCATGATGTTGAACTTAGGCACACTATGCGCCCATCCTTGTTTGACTGAGGCATGTCGCTTTTCACGAACTTTAGCTGTTGTCATTTTATTTACTTTGCCTCAGTTACCGCAATATAAAGTTCCGAAAAATCGTCCTTTTCTGCCATTTCCTTATCAAATGACGACTTGTAATATGTGCGAATCATCTTATTGAAATACTTCTTAGGAATTTCATATTTCTCAGCCAGATCAGCCACGATATCCTTGATTAGTTCTTTTTCAGAAGTAATTAGAATCATCGAATCGTTTGCTTCCTTAACTGCGTCTTGAATAACTTTCAGGTCAGCGGGATTTGAGGGTAGTACAATTTCAGCAGTTGCCATTATTTTCTCCATGAGTATTACGATAACATGCTCACAAAATGTTGAGCATGAAACACACAAAAACACCAACACCAAATCCAATAAAAATCTCTATCATATTACATTCCCGGAGGAATCGTTTCTGGGCACCATGATACTAGACGAGAAAGACGGAAAGCGCGCCACTCGTTGATATCAAGATCAAATACCTTGACCAGATCAGCATCAACTTCCGTAGCATTTTGTTCCTTAATTGGATCGACCATCGGATAATGTTCATTAGGAATCAAGTCAAAACAACGAGTTCCTTTCATAAATCGAGTCGAACCGTTCTTCTTAGTGAATTCGATATCGACAACGCCAGTGTTCAAAGCATCGACAATATATTTACTCATTTTATACCTCATCAAAATAAATGCGCATGAAATCCATTATTTCGTCATCAATGGACACGAAACCGAAACTCTCATAAAACGGGACGAGTTTTGCCTTTGTCTTATGATCCACCTGTAACTGAATACCCTTGTACTTCTTTTGTTCCCTAGCAAATTCGATCAAGTCTTCAATAATCGCACTTCCTAGACCCTGGCCCCGCCATTGTGAATGAATTGCGATGGAAAACAACTCAAGATAATCTTGACGTTCCATTAATTTGAATTCTTGAATCTGCCTATGGAACGCGGCATTTACCGCATTTTCATATCGTCTAAAGTCCATGATTAGGGTTAAACCTTATTGCAATTGTTACGAAAAATTTGTCTTCAAAATACTTTATCAAATTCCAACCATGTGCAACAGGAGGATAATTCTGCAACCAGTTTATGATAATAGTTTTAGTATAATCACTTTGTCTAGATATAAGAACTGTCTCCGGAAACATAATGAAGTTTGGATACTTGTAAGGTTCATATGGAACGTATCCTGTCCCATTAATTTCCATTATATACATATTATATTTCAATGATTAGTTTGTCGTCAAATTTACCTTCAAGTTCACTGCCATATCCTCTTGCGTTGGTAATCAATCGAGTATCACCAACTTTCCATTCATCACGCGCATGAGTATGCCCAAATAACCATAGTCCTTCCCATCCCGTAAATTCTTCCATATTTTCTATAAAATATGTGTTTATTGCTGATTTTCCATATTTCGGGGCACATGTAATCGGATGCGGAGCGAAATGAGAAATTACACCCAGTTTCTGCTCTTCAGTTTCCGTCAATCAATATTTTAGTTCGCGGCGGAAAATGTAATGTTGTTGTTCATGATCAGCAGTAGACCACATACGTCCAAGTGGTGTACCATAAAAATCATATGTCATTTTTACTAGCAAAGAAATCGTTGATGTCATGACTTGCAGCGTCACGACCGACCCCCGCTTCACCCTGCCAATGAACACGCGGCCGGCGGCAACGGCGACCAGATCAGAATCGCCAGCAAAAAAATAAACTTCAGTGACTATACCATAAGTGAGAGAATCAATGGGCTCCCAGTGCTCTCAAAGTAATGTTGTGAGTGGTTAACCAAGTCACCAAGTCACCAAGTCACCAAGTCACCAACTTTAAAGTTTTTCATGATCTTCTCCGTTTTCACTGCATATATACTACATTAGGAACGAATTAATGTCAACACACCAGAGAAAACTCAATGAATTCATGGATTTACAACGGAGTGCCTATAACAGATGACGCGATACCAGTAGGGTCTATTGGATTCATCTATAAGATAACACAAAAAACAACGGGGAAATGGTATATAGGAAGACGTTTACTTACAAAGTCAGCAACAAAGACTGTCAATGGTAAGAAGAAGAAAATCAGAAAAGAGAGTGACTGGAAAGACTACTGGTCATCCAACGATGAAATCAAAGGATTAGCAAAAGCCGATCCGAATCAGTTTGAACGAAAAATATTAATATTCGTCACTACGATGGGAGCCATGGCATATTCGGAAGAATGGGCACTTTACAAAACTGGTGCCCTGTTTGATCCATTATGCCTGAATGGAAATATTAGGGCAAAGATAATGCGGAACTGGTTCGCCAAGACTCCGAATCTTCATAATGAACTAGAAGCAGCGTTAATCTGATTCTTGTGTTACATCCTCATCGTTGACTTCTAGATCAGCCCCGCATAATGGGCAATGATGTAGAGGTTCATCCCCTTGATACGATACACTGAATTCTGTATCACATTCCCAGCAAAAAATCTTTATTTTCATGTCTTTGTATACTGAGTTGTTTTAACCTGATATTTAGTAAAATAATTCAGGCCAGCATCGCTTCGATATTGATCTTTCCATACAACATGTTCGATACCAGATTTTTTTATCAACTTTGCGCAATGAACACATGGGTTGTGGGTAACGTATAAAGTACACCCATTGAGAGAAATCCCCTCTTTGGCAGCCCAAGTAATCAAATTTTCCTCAGCATGAGAAACCTCATCTTTGGTCACGGTATAATATTCAGTTTTACCGTTCAAACCATACTCATCAGTTACCCATCGAGATTTTGTTTCTTCACAACAATTGTCCGATCCAGTAGGCGTACCATTCCAAGAACTTAGTATTGGGCGATTATCCCGAACAGCAGTAGCACCAACTTTCAACCTGTTGCAATAAGACATTTCGGACGATCTTATTGCCAAGTCCATGAAGTAATCATTCCATCGATTCATTAGATTCCTTCCAAATACAATATTCCACAGTTTCACATTCGCCAGAATCTAGTCTCGCGGGACAACCGATATGTTGAGGCTTTGAACACATTGGTCGAAAATTCTTGAATTCTTCATGAACCTCCGGCACGGGGTGATATATGTTTATTAGTTCATCAAAACTGTTAACTTCCTTTGGAAAAATATATCCACAACCTCCAAGAAACTCGAAGAAATATTGAAACGCCTCATCCCACGTCATATCTTCCCTGAAGATACTGCGTGTCAATGTACTTTCATCATCAGAATACTCAAACTTTAGCATTATTCATCCTTTCAAGAATATTAAAATTGCAACTGTTATAATCAAAAATGGTATCACTGGGCTAAACCAAGAAAATATATTTGCGAGTACAACCGCACCTATACCTACACCAAACAGTTTTATCGCAAATGATTCATATGTCGATTTGACCTTGGCTGCTCGCGTCGCTTGTTCCTGTTCTTCTTGAATGCGCTCGTTACATATCAAAACCGGTTTTCGTTTGTAATATTTGCGACCCGTGTTATATGAGACGCCACCCCCGGTTTGTCTTCGGCTACCATTCTTTCCACCACTTTAACCGTGCATCGACCCGCGATACGTTGTCGAACCACCCGACTTTCCAGTTACTACCCAGATTTCGCGCTGTTGCATGTCGGATAACTCATGAAACTCACCGCAATAATAACAATAATCGCCCCAAACGCGACCATGATCAATAACCTTTCTTCAACCTATCTACATGTATCACAAAATTTTCCATGCTCAAGTAACTCATGGATGAAATGATTGACACGGTTTTTTCTAGGTCGGTCATATTCCTGTCCGCGTAAATATCCATAACAAGTTGAACCATTTTGTTCGTGACCAAACCCTTTAGTTCTTCATAATTCATGCCGCCGGAGTCAAATTCTCTAACTCCATCAGCAAGAACCAGACTATGTTCATCCACCATTTCATCTACCAACTTCAATAAATTTGCATAACCAATATAATCACTCATTTTTCTTCCTTCCGGCTTCTTTTATCTGCTCTATTGTCCGATAACATCCAGTGCAGTAAGTGCCAGAATCGTCTAACTTACACCGCTTCTGGCACTTCCTTGGTAGATATGTCGGGGCAGTCCACAAATTGATCGCGGAGAAAATTAGGTCTGCCCAGTTTGTCATCATCTTACCTCACATGCTCCGCCCGCACATGCGGGCTCTGCTTGTAGATTCACATTGCTTCCGTCTTCCTCAATAACGTTGACAAGATTTATCGCATGAAGATGTTTTACAATCTCGTTGAACTGATATTCGTCTATGTCTTCAAAAGGAGCTTGAATGTAAGAACCACCGGCGTAAGGTAGAACAGAAATACCGTTGTACGTGTGACGATTCTCCCACATCCAGTCTCCGCAATCATCCCATTCGTCATCTCTCAGTGATATCGTGCAAGATACGTTGTTGTGATTGTCTCCATCATTATGACCCTTGTGAATCCATTCAAGATTGAATTTCTTCACACGTTCAAGAAGGTCCATGTAACTCTCTGTGCGAAGAATCGAACCTTCTGGAGCCTTTTGTGGGAACGAAATCACCGCTTGGATATGTGGCATAAAGTGGTCGTCTGCAACCAACTCTGGAAGATTTTCAATCATGTATGTGTACAATGATTCGTTCTTACCAACGCGAATTCGACGGAGGTAGTAATCGTTATGCCATGCATGGATGCCTGATGCTGAACCAACAACAAGTGATGTTGTGCCTGCAGGTTTGATAACGGTAGTTCTCGCGGCGGGATTGATTCCGATCATGTTAGCAACACGAAGATTTTCTTCCTTGACCACGTTTGCTGCTTCTGTCAGATCAAGTTTTAGAACCGCACCTGAACCAATACCAGTCAACCCAACGCCGATCAACGCATCAGCTTTGGTTGTTTCTTCCCAAATTTGTCTCAAGTAATGGAAACTCGTATATCCAGCTTGAAGTGTTCCGATGAATGCGGCAGATTTGACACGTGCGTTTAGTTCTTCCTGTGTGTCGGTGTCGGATACGTTTACCTCTGTAAGATTACAGAAAGAGTATGGGCGCAGGGCAACTTCACAACAGGGATTAGTTCCCCAATCTAGATTATTTGTCCAATAAACGCCAGGTTCACCGGCGCCAGATTCTTGAGTCTTCTTCCACAGTGCTTTGAACTGTGATTCTGTAATGTAATCACGATGCAGGGTTACCGAATTGTTTGCTCGACCACGTTGAGGATTCAGTTCCCACCACGCTCCACTCTTACATGTCATCATGTCAACGTCATCAGCGGAGAACAAGGAAATCATGGCAGCACGTCGAATACCTCCAGCAAGAACAGCGTCGGCAATGTGACAAGCAATGTCATGGGCTTCAAGAGGAATCAGCTTTCTGCCGATCGCATTGTTTAGTACACTACGTACCTTGTCAATACAAATTCTGAGCGGGTCTGGTCCGGGAGCCTTACCCCCAGAAGTGATCAGTCTTGCTCCCTTGGGACGAATATCACGGAAGTCGAAAACTGGTTCAGACTTGTTTTTGAAGTATGCTTCCATCAAAACTTTAACCGCATCGGACCAACCCTCAATGGAGTCGCCGACTAGAAAACGTCGATATTTGTTCTTGGGTCCAACGACCATCGGTAACTTTTCAACTTGAAACTTCTGTACGCCGATGCCTACGCCAGTTCCCGACAACAACAAGAACATCGTTTCGGAGAAGGAATCGGAATGATCAAGTGGGAGATAGCTACAATTGTAAATCCTTGTGTTACTTAATTCGATTGGGCGACCACCAAACTGTAGCGATCGCATTGAAGGAAGAACCTTTTTGGAGGTAACAAAGTTCCGGTAGATCTTCTTGATTTCTTCCTTTAGTTCCGGATACTTGCGAATATGCATTGCCATGTTTCGTTCAGTCAAGTCTTGCCAGTTCTCTCTACGCTTTAGTTCTGGAATGTACTTCGCATATTTCAAAAAAACCGTTACATCACTTAAAATTTCTTGAGTCTTATCCACGTTTTATCCTTATTTTCCTGTTGAGCCAAATCCCCCAGTTCCCCGATCAGTATCAGATAATTCAGTCGCGTAAACCCAGTTGATTTTTGGCACTTCACACAAAACGATTTGTGCAATCCTATCACCATCATTGATAACTTCATTTTCGTAGGAGACATGTTGTAACCCTATTGTGTAGTTATGCACGGCGTCTGCCGTGTTTGTCATGATAACTTTAATTTCTCCACGATAGCAAGAATCAATCGTTCCTGGGCTGTTTGCGACTCGCAACTTCGTTTTTAGCGATAGACCACTTCTAGGTCGGACTTGGATTTCATATCCATCTGGAATCTCAACAAACACCCCGGTAGGAACTAGAACAGTTTGCCCGGGAGCAATACTTATGCTTGAAGTTTCCAAGTTTGCACGAATATCCATGCCGGATGCACCAGATGTTTCGTATTGTGGTAGCTTATGCTTTGATTTGTTTACGATTTTTACGTTGATTTGACTCATAAAATATTTTTCCTTATTTGTTCAAAACCGCTTCGTGTTCGGCGGCAGTATAGTTTAGTACATCATCATTTGCAACGACTGAACGATATGACGCGGCTTTTGATGATAGATTTGCAAAGGTCGATCCGGTTGCATAAACATCATACGTAACTGTTTTAGCAGCAGAGATTCCTAGACTGGCACCAGTTACCATACCATCTTGATTTGCGCCAAGATAGATAAACTGTCAGTTGTACTTGTCCGTTTGTTCTTTAATTAGTTCTTTCACGCGAATGTAGTTATATTCGGAACTGTGATTTTCTTCACCATCCGTGAAGATGACGAATAAAACTTTTTCTGGACGATCTTCGTCCTTCATATTGGCAAGATGCTCACCAGTTTGAATGATCGATTTACCAATTGCATCGTACAAAGCAGTCCAACCTCGAGGATTGAACGTAATGTTTGAGTTAACATCTTGAATTGGTTGAAGTTCAAAATCTGCTTGGAAACTATCATCGAACTGTTAAAGACTCATGGTGCATTCGCCGGGAACGTTCTTCTGTTCATCGATGAACGTCTTCATTCCACCACCAACAACATCATTTGCTACGATACACATTGAACCGGAACGATCCAACAGATTTGTCACGTGTGTATAGTTGTTTTTCATTTACATCACATCTTCATAAGTTACTTTTTTGAATCCTAGTGAATTGAATACGTCAACTAAATCACTGACTGTATCCTCTTGTCCAAAGTCGAAACGATACTCATCATCTTTGGTGTTAATCTCAATACCAAATCCATCATAATATTGAAAAATCCGAATCTTAGTGTTATCCATTCAATAATACCTCAGCGGAGATAGCGGCGATTGATGGAAACTCTTTACAAATAACGTCCCATGATTTCAACGCGACTTCTTGATGCTCTTTCTGTGTACCATTGGCGCATCTTAGCGCACAATAATGAATCCAAGAACGAAGCGAACCTGCCATATAAAGTCTACTATGAGTCATTCCTTCTGGCAAAACTGCTCTGGCTTGTTCCTTTGCAATACCATTCTTGATTGCCCAGTCATATGCTTTCTGTGATTCGCCCAATACAGACTCTTGTTTTGATTGCCACAGCATTTTTAGATCAACATCATTCGTGTCAATACTATTTTGGCGATTCTTTTGATCTTGCAATCTGGCATCACGGAACTCAAACCCCATTTCTCGCGCATCTGCATACCGTTGAGAAAACTCCTGAAACGAGAATGAACGATGCCTTAAAATCTGCCGACCAATGTCACGGGTGGTCTCAATCTCCATTGTAAGTGAAACCATTTCTAGGGGTGACCAATGCTTATGCTTCATAAGATAAGCAAGCAGTTTTGGTGCAGTCTCATTATTAATCTGATTGCCGGGATTGCTTACCCTAGCTGCGTAGGCTACGAATTCTTCTGCGGTATTAATACCACCAACTACAGGGTTTGTGATTGCAACTAACTTTACATTTGGCATCTTTTTCCTTTACTTTAAAATACTTATTAACCACAAGAACTTATTATAAGTTTCAAGTTCGTATGGAGTTGCCAACTCGCCCGCATCATCTCTGCTATGAGGATGATTTTCTGAGTAATTATTCCATCGGCCATCTTTATCTATATAACTATTGCTAAAATTTGCCGAATATCGTTTCCTTAGAATTGTTAATGCATCAAGTATATCACGTTCACTAACATCAATTGATACCGTTTGTGTTCCTTTTATAATCATTTAAATAACACATTATACATATTCTTGTAACTCCTTAAATTCCTCCATGAACAACTTGTATGCGTCTTGTGCTATCATGGGCGGTTCAAAACTCTGGAGAGTCAGTAAATCCACTTCAGGTAAATTCCAAGTCTTCCCTCGTGAAACCATGAAATTATGTGCCTCGATTGCACGAGCACGAAGGTCAGACTTCTTAATAAGAGCTTCACCTTCCGGTGTTGGAATACATAGATTAAATTTACTGTAGATACTCAACATCAGTCTGTTTTCTATTGTCTTGATACTTTCACGAATAGAAGGCAGTTTCTTTATAGGAGAAGGAATATCTCCGATGTAAACTTCGGCTGCGTCATGCAATAACGCTTGCATGAGAATTTCACTAGAAGAATCTTCAAAATTATCCCTAATATAACGCATCACCATAATAGAATGTTGGGCTACCGAGTATGGAACCTTAGTGATTGTGTGCCCTGCGAATCTGGGAATGCGTGATAATCCCCATGCGATATCTTGAATGTTGATCATATCCTCTGTAGGATTTTCAACGTCAACTGTCGTCCCTGTAACAGTCTCAAGATAATGTTTGTTAGGTGGTTTCGGATGCATATAATCGTGAACAATTTTTCCAGTGACTTGCGGGGCAAATATGTCAGTAGTTGTAGTAGTATAATACAGCATATAACTCGAATCAAGAACAGGAATTGTGTTTGTTAATACTTCATTACGTAAAACGTGGGCGTCACTCATTCATTCAATCCTTTAGTTGTGAAACAATCCATTTAACTCGTTCAAACACCCCCAATTCTTCTGGTGTTGCCTTACAAGCAAACTTATAGTAGTCTTCTCTCTCTTATGAATATCAAAATAATCAAATTCATATAAGTCACCATTTCGATTTTCCAAATTGAGTGAGTACAGGATTATTTTCTTTGGTTATCGCCATTACTACTCGAAGTAGTTCTTCGGTGCTAATATCCAATTCAACTTGTTTTGTTTCTATTCCTTTAACTCTCATAATCAACCCTCTTCCACTCGTTAAGTTTTACTTGAGCACGAAGACCACTATAGATATTATCGTCTATCATTGATTTCACGTCAAATTTTTCTATGATAGCATCGTTGATATCCTTGAACTCGCAATTGTCTGGCGGAATGACAACGTTTTTACCGAGTTTGATCAACTTCGAGTAGACCTTGAGAATTTCCTTGTTTCGGTTTTCGTTGTCTGGAACATAGATCACTTCCTGATCGTCCGTTTGGAACATGTATAGAGCGCTCGTGCCAACAGCCACCGCGTTATCTAGAAACAATGAGTCCATCGGACCTTCGACACAATAAATTTTCTTGTTCCAGTCGATACGATCAAGCCCATAAATTCTAGGAACAGACTTGTCAAGAACGATGGAATAATACTTCGGTTGTTCGTCTCCCATCGCGCGTGCTTGATATGCGAAGAAACGACCATCTTTATCGAACCAAGGCATAACGATCCGTTCATGATCGTCTGTATGAGCATCCTTGAACTTATCGGTGTTCGATCTTGACCACTCAAAGAATTTTGGAGCATAATAAAACAAGTTTAGTTTGTCTTTTGGTATCATTCTTTTAGTCAGATACATCTTAGCACGATGATCGTCATTTAGTAAATCGATACGCTCCAACCCGTCTGACCATGCAGGGTTTATAAAAACTGGCTCATGTTTTACTGGTTCCTTCGGTGGGTTATATTTTACGTTATGCTTGAATTTTTCGAGTTTGTATTCTTCCCAGAGAGGAAAGTCGATGTGCTTCAAAAACTGTCCGAAGTGCATGTTCGCATTACAATTGAAACAATGCATATAAAGATGGCTGTCTTTTGTGTACAGACCACCACGAGTCTTTGCTTCTGACTTTTCTGAGTCCCCGCAAATCGGACAGCGGAATGCCGCTTCGAAGACGTTTCCATTGTCTTTTTTGACTTTGAATCGATTTAGTTTGTAAGCAATTCGGCGGGCGTATTGAACATCAAGATAAAACATAGTAACTCCATGTCGAATACAGTTATTTTACTGTAGGAAAGACTTATTTTCAAGTTTATTTTTGCTTAAATTATCGATTAGTTATCAACAACTTACAAAAATATTTGACATAAATTCCAGCACGTGTTAGATTATTGAATACGCGCTCGTGCTACCTTAAATATGTTTATCATCATGCATCAGTGGTCGCTAATTGATGCCCCAAAAGTTCTAAGTTAGTTCCAATAAAAGATGCGACGAGCGAAGCGAGGGCGAACGAAGTTCGCTAAATGATGCATCTAAATGCACTATCCCTCCGGTCGCTGCCGTTGCGTATGGTAATTTAGGACGAGTTCTGTCCGATATTGAAAAGTTTCTTCACGTCGTCAAGCGACGGTGTTCCGTTAGCGAATAAGTTCTTCACGTCATCCATCTTTGGAATCTTCAATGAGTCCATCCATTTACTGTATCCGCTTTGTACTACCCATACGCTTAGAAAGCCCATGAAATACCCTGTTGTCATTAAATCTTTCAACGTTAGAAAGACAAATGCCCAAGCGGACAAGATAAGACTTATAACGATTGCAATCTGAGATATAGACGGTCTATCGAAATCGTTTAGGAACAACTTGTCGAAGAAGAATGCTGAGGTTTTGGAAAAATGTGCTCTGATAAGAAATCCTAACAGAATCACGAGCATCAACAACACCGATATACCCGAGTAATCTAGTGTTGTAACGAATTGGAGGAATTTTATGATTGAATCAGTCATGATCAACAAACTCCACTTTTCTGACTAGACTTTTGCACCAATTCATCACATCTGCAGGGGTGTACTTATCTAACGTCATTGGTAGACCATCGTGGGCATAAATCTTGGCGACGTATTCGGCGCATTCCCATGATCCTCTTGGTAGTCTCATTTTGAAGTATGCCTTGATCGCGTCTAGTTTACTATATGGGTCGCCAACATGTTTCATTGCAAAACTCACGGCATCATCAGAAAGACCAAACATCGACACCCAATAGAATGGAGCTTTTGTGCCTAGGGGCATTATTCTTACGCTAGGTGGATATGCTTCCAAAACAAAAACCCGCCCTGATGTTACCCATGCCATACCGACATGTGTGTATTCTGACCTTGTTGCCAGTTTTATTGCGGTGCTTACTAGATCATTTCCAGACCAGAACAGTAAGTCACCCGTTCTTATTCTGTTTCTTGCTTGACGATAGTACATCTTTTTTCTTTCTTGTCTTTTTTGGAATATCAGCATTTAGTGGAGGAACTTCAAGTTCTTTTTGTGCTTCAACTGCAACTTCGTGATCGTGTAGGTGCTCGATACCTTCGGTGACAAACTTATCGGATGCTGCTTTATAGAGTGCGGCATATGGTTCGCCTTGTATGGGTCCAAGACTGAATTCATATAGCCAAATTCCCTTTGCCGCAAGTTCGGCATCGGCTGCGACACCCATAATGCAGCACCAACCATGAACATCATTGCCCCATTTCTTTCGTATCTTCACATACGCAGATTTTATGTTTACGCCTCTGAAATGAACGTTTGCTAATATTGCCATGATCAATTACCCTTATATATTCCAAGTACCTTTTCAAGATTCTTGGTGTATTCGTTTAGATTCGTTAGATCAACTTCTAGTGCCTTGACAAGTTCATCGGGCTTTGATTGATCAGCAGCCGCGGCTGTCAAAACGGGTCGTTTAACGTTGACAACGGGCAAGTCCGTGTACACAGGCACCTCAATTATCTTAGTATCAACAACTTGACAGTTTGTGATGTCATCCTTGTTTTGCATATTCGCACAACCAGTCAGTAAAAACATCAATACGAATAGATATCTCATTGTTTATTCCAATCTGTAGCATATGATTTCATAAAAGTTCCGAGTTCTTTCATTGCTCCCTGGCAGTCCTTTGGAACAGGCTTTGAATTAATCGCGTTGATCAATCCTTGAATCTGTGTTTCTTTTATAACAACGCTCTTTTGAGCTTCATCTGCCTTGGCTTGAAGTGATACAGATTTCTTTTTCAATGCATCTACCGCGTTATTTTGTACTGCAATACTAGCAACTGCGTTATCGCGTTGTTGCTTCAAACTTGCAATAGTCATATTTTGGGTTTGAATAGTCGTAGATAATTGAACTACTTTTGCATCATCAGATTTGACTTCTAGCTTCTTTATCTCATACATTGAAAACATAACAATAAGCATGATACCAAGAATCCCAGACAGATATGCCATCGGAGATAAGTTTTTCAAAAACATAGTTATGATAGTAAACATTATTTCACCACTTTTCGCTTCGTTGCAAACAATATTGCTTTTTTCTTGTCTTTCAAATCGACAGGAGGTTCTTTATTCGTGTCACCAGGTCCATCTGCACCAACACCCGCGACAGCAGTAACTCCCATTCCGTCCTCTAGAAGATATTCATATGCTTTTTTTATCTGGGGTTCTAGTGCTTCTGTTTCGTATTTATTCGTAAAGAAACGAGTCTCAAATAGAATACTTTCATCTTCATTCTCAAGATGTTCTTTTACGAGAAGATAGGCAGCGGCCGTTGTTGCAAATACAGACTTGCCGCCTGGTATTTTGCCAAGCAAAATTTTTAGTCTTGCAACCAATCTATGAAGCATCGTCCAGTTATCAGACTTCGATTTTGGATGCAGGATCTTACCGTCTTCATCAATAATGCATTCTTCATACGCCTTCCACTTATTAAATGGAAGAACGAGAAGATACAATATTCTCATTGCAATAGCATTGTCAATTACGTTTGACATATGAGTCCAATTCTTGTTTTGTTGCTACATCAACATCATCTGCTGTTAGTGTTATACCAAGATCAGGTAAATGTGATGGGGAATACTTCATATAAACTAAAAACGTATTGAGAAGAATCCATTTATCCTCCTCAATCTTATAAAATAACATGTTCGCGGCAGCATACGAATCAAACATGTTGAACAAAATAACGAAATGATTCAGTATTAGTCTGATTGAAACATCTTCACCTGCGACCAATCGGTTCATTAATCGCTTGATATGGATGATACGATTTATATCTTCCGTAAACTCCGCGACAGTTTTCAAACCAGTCGAGGTATAGTTTGCCTTAGCATAATCAAGAAAACCTTCATCGGTTAGGATCAAACTATGGTTACTCCATTACCAGAGTAATTGATGATAACCCATTTACCGCCGTATCCGTAAAGTGTCACTGACGTTCCTACTTTAGTAAATACAATCTGACTTGCGCCAATTAGGTTGTCCTGAAGTGTGTAAATAACGCCAGTTCGACGATTTGCTGCACCATCGGCATATGTTACTGTCTTGAACTGATTATTTACGCCAGTAGGAAGCGAAATTACTTGGGTCGACACGGAACTCGTTGTTGTTTGAATTACAGACACTTCATACGACGAGTTTATCGCCAGTGCTCCAGTTGTTGAAGGTACAGTAATAATCTCTTGAGATACTTTTACGTTACCATCGACCTTTACGTTGCCGACGACGTGAAAACGTTCAGTCGGAACAACACCAACACCGACATAATTGTTCGTACCATCAACCTTCAGTAGATTCGCTAGACCGTGACCGTTTATCGTCACGTCAACACTTGTCAACGCAGGATTCACGATAACATCACTCATGATATTTTTGAAGATAGTATCAGGAGAAATCTTCTTATTGACTCCTCCCTGAACGATCATGACCCAATCTAGAATTGGGTCAACGATATCCGTTGCGGTTGGAAGTTGAGATACTTTTATAGTTGTCATATTATGTTACAGTACAATTTGCAGAGATCACATACCACTTATCAACGTACAAAAGTAACGCAGTTTGGCCTGTTGTAAATGCCAGAGAGGTGAAATTTGCTAAGGTCGGGCTGATAGAACTTACGCCGTCTGCCGTGATAAACTTTAGTTGCCAGGCAACTCCGGTACTTAGAATAAGACTTCCGGTAACGTGAGACATGAACGATGAAAGGTCGACTGTGGCAACATCATGAGTCACCGTGGCACCACCTAAGACAACTTTGCCACCAAGAGCAATTTGAGATAAAATCGTGCCAATGTTAATCTTTACCGTTTGCCCAGATATAACCGCCGGCAAAACATCCGTCGCGGAGAAGGATGTTGCCAGTGCTAGTTCTGATATCTTTGCGTCAGACATTTATTAGTTTGCTGCGTAAGTTGACGTGTCAGGAGCAACGAAGGTAACTGGATCGGCGATAAGTGTCTGACCGTCAGCGATTGTATCGTATACCGAACCAACGATTGTCATATCTACGGTAATCTGACCTGCGGTAGCAACATCACCAGCAACAACTGTATATTTGAAAACAGATGAAGTGGAGGTAGATGAACCAGACGTGTAATATGCTTTACGCACGATACCGTTGATAGTCACGTTGATATACGCACCTGTTGCCACTGAAACTGTATCTGCTCCGGAACTTACTGAGATTGACAGAATATCACCGGTAACCATATGAGCAAGTGCTGACACGGATGATGTTG